GGGATTGTAGAAGCGAGGGAAAAATGGTGCCGCTGGTGTTTCGGCTGGAGGAACACCATTGTCGTAATCACCCCTGTCCATGCGAACAATCATATCCTCGTCTTTTTGTAAGACACGAATACGAGATTCAATGATGGAGAGTTCACGATCAGAAGCACCAGTGCTACGAGCGGTAAGAGAATTAACTTCTTCGTTGATAATGCGAAGGCGGTTCTCGCGACCGCGAGGCGTTGAGATCAATCCCTGCTCTTCAAGCTTTCCTGTAACATCCCGACCAAAGTAATCCTCAAGGACAGAAGATGCTTTGAGTTCAGCCTCAGACATATTGGGATCACCAAGAAGCCTCTTGCGAGATGCTGAAACAATCCAATCATCAAACGCCATTGGATTTTGCTGGACCTGACCATAGAGATCTTTAAGGCAAGATTCCATCTTTGCCATGTGCCGTGAGACACAGCGGTCTTCAAGAACACGGATGGTTCGCTGCGAATGCCAAGACTGTTTTGATTTATGCCAAGTGACATATCATGGGCAAGATCAAAGAATGCCTTCTTAATAGTTGTTGGATATTTGGACTGCAAAGCCCGCTTCATGGGAGTTGTGATTGCTTTATAGAACACACTATCCGTAAACCAATTAGCTGGAATGCCGTAAGGATCATCCATCTTAAAGCCAGAGTCTTCGATATAGCGAAGACCAAGTTCTTGACGCAGTTCACCAGCGCCACGCTCAATCTCAGCAGCGCGATCCCTTAGATCCTGAAGACCTTCATCATTACCAGCCCGCGACTTCAAATCATCAGCCTCGCCTACACGAGCAAGCAAATCGGATTGAAGTGCGGCATCATCCATTGCAGCATAGGGGCGTTTATCACGAGAGAGACGAGATACAAACATCTCTGGAGAAATGTTTGCAGCATTTTCATTAGCTTGCTGTAGCTTAGTATAATCACTAACTGATTTAACTGTTGCCGCAAAAGCTTGCTCTCTAGCAATAGCTGGCGCACCAAACGCAGCCACACCAGCACCAATTCCAGCGCCAAACAATATAGACGCACTAACATTAAGAGCAGCTTCTTCATAGGTTGCTACTGGATCAGTTGCAAGGATTGCACCCTCACGAGCAGACTCAACAACACCAACACTGAAACCTGTTTTGAGCGCAGCCCTACCAATTGTCAAAGGAGCGCCGCCAAATGGAAGACCGATGTAGTTGATTATATCAAATGGAGAAGCCAAAAATGACTGGCCCATAGTTGCTAAACCTAGCGTTTGACGATTTGCAATTGAGCGATCAATCTGTTGGCGCAAGTTAACAGCAGCCTGATCATTGGGTTGACCAGCAAACTCAGCCGCATAATCAATATACGAACCAGTGGCATACTTCTTGAAGTCATAATTTGGATCTTTCTTAGATCCAAACTTAAGCTGACGATCAATAGAAGAAAACACAGGATCGAAAGTTCTAGCTACAGTTGAGCTAATAACTTCAGAAAGGTTTGGCCGATCTGGAACTGGACCAGTGCCAGCAGGCATTGCTGTTGAAAAAGTATCTGAAAATGCGTCTGCCATTATTTTGTACCCGCATTAGGAATGGAATCACTTGGAGGCGTAGAACCCATTGATTGATACATCAAGAGGCTAGGGCCAATTGGAGAGAAAGTTGCAATCTGTCCAAGTCTCTTAGACCTTTCAGCAGAAGCAGCACCTTCAGCTTGAAGCCTTTTTTCCTCAAGCTTAATCATTTGAAGAAACTCAGGATCACCACTATCTACAGTTAAGGGAATGAAAAACTTTGCGCCATTGATGTTTACCTCTTTGCGTACAGCAACTGGATTACCATCACCATAAGACCGATACTCCATCATTGTATAAATGTAGCCACCAGAAGAAGATGGACCATTAGGCTTAAAGAAAACTTTCTTTATATTTGGATCTTGCACTTGAACTGCTGCAAACCTTCCCAAACCAGACGTAACAGTTGAAGTTGCGGAAGAACCAATGTTGTTCAAATCAGCCATTCTAGCTTTAGAAATCTTTTGACCATCAGAAGTCATTCCAGCTTTTTTCACTGTCTCTAAAGCAAACTTGCTAAACAATGGAGCATTTTTCCCAACAGTAATGGAGAGAGCATACTTAGATTTTAGGCCACCATTTGGACCCATAACCACCCCGTCATTTGGAAAGCTTAGATCAGATTGTCTTTGAAGCGTATCAAGGATTCCACTACGACCCATTCCGCTGACTTCAGCAGAAGCAGCAAGACCAAGAGCAGCATACTTTAATGTCTCAATATCTTCTGGCATAGCACCATCAATACCATCTATTTCAGAAATCAAAACATCAAGAGGGCCAAACTCTTTCTCAAACTTTGCCTTAAAGGTTGGCTCTTGAGATGTGTCATATAGGCGAGATGCTTTTTGAACTTGCTCTATAGAAAAGCCAGAGGTTTGAAAGACTCCACTCATCATGTCTAGCTTTGCAATACTACCTCCCAAAGCAGACAGAAGCGCAGGGGAAGCAATTTGCTCACCAGTCATTGAACTCGTATTGTATCGAAGATTTTCATAAGACTTTAGAATGGAGGGAATGCGATCAGCGCCAATCTGATTGTTAGCCAAACCCTTAAATACATTGACTACACTCTTAGGAAGCACTGACATCTTGCTCAGATCGTTAAGAACCCCCTGATATTTTGGATCGCTAAACAAGCTTTCTTCACTTAATATGTCGCCAACACTGATACCAGTTTTATTACCAACAAGAGTTGGGTGAAGCTTTGCTAGATATTCATCACCAGCCACTTGAACAGATGGCTCAGAGCCGTTGGCTTGACCTCTGCCGATGTCGGTTAAGGTTTGGTTTTTAATAGCTTCATTTTCTTGTCGAGTGTATTCATTTTCGGTCTTGGTTATGTAATCCTCCAAAGCTTCTGTGATAGAAGATTTATCTTTAGAAATGCCCTGAAGCTTTACAACTAGATCCAATGCTTTCTTTTGATCGACGCTTAGAGTGTTGGGAGAACTTGGATCTTCAATATAAACATCCATTTCTTGCATCTGTTGAATAGTTGGGGAAGTTCCTCGAAACACCTTACTCAAGCTTGCAAGAGCAGCCACGTTAGCTGCCTGTTCCCTCAATGAAACCTTGCTCGTCTCCTTCAGGCTTGAACCAAGAATAGAATCTTCGGTCTTAAAAAAAGCTTGCTCAATCTCCTCAACAGATAGTTGACTCATAAGAATACGATCAGACTGTATTGCTTTTGAAGTTTCAACAAAAAGATTTGTTTGCTTCTGATCCTCTAGAGTTCCAGCAGTATCGTCGCGATGTTTACCAGCAAATGTATCAAAAGACTTCAGAATGTCTGGATTAACATTCCCAAGATCAATAATTGCCTTTACCTCTAACTGCTTATCAGTTGGAGCTATAGATGGATTTCCCTCACGCACGGCAGCAGATATTTGATTTGTCTTAGCAATATCAGATCCAACCAAAGCCCTAACAAACAGACCTTCAGCATCTGCATTGAGTTCATTCTTTGCAACTTCTCTGCGGGCAATAGCACCCTTAGTGTCACCGCTTTCCTCAAGTCGAGCAGCTTCGGCTAGATTGTCACGATAATCCAATCCGCTTGCTGACACCACAGCGTCAAGGGGCATCGTCATAGCTTGTTTCTTGCGAGAGGAAAGAAGCAAGTTTGAGCTTTGAACATAGTCAACAGCAGCAATAGCGTTGCTGGTCCTTACTTCTGCAATTTTCTTCTCTTCATCAAGCTTTAAGAAGTCAGAGCGATCACTGACATAATCCTCTGAAATTTTTTCAATCTTCGCTCTGGCTTCATAGTCAAGCGTTGACATCAAAACTCGAAGAGTAGGATCTTCAATTAAAGATGGATCGCCAGAAGTGATTGCTGCGTGAAGCATATTGCCTTCAACAGATGTCTTGACCAAAGAAGCTAAATGCTCAACGTGTCCAGCCGTAACAGCAAAGATCTGATCACTATTCATCTTAGCTAGTTGTGAAGCATCAACCAGTTCAGCCTCAGCGACATCCTTAATAGCAACGCCAACTGATGTGTTGACTGTTGAGGCTGGAGTGGGAGTTCCAGAAAGAATAGACCCAGCACCATCCCTAGCGATTATGGTGCGTAGAGTATCATTGCCAGCAGCAATGCTTGCCTCTTGCGCCTTAGCCGCAGCACTACGTTCACGATTGATCTGATCAATTGCCATCGCTGTTCGCGTGGCATTGAGGTAGCTTGTGCCTACATCCTGAATGTAAGTTTGGAATTGACCATCAGCATTGACCGCCATAGCTCCAATGTATTCAGACATTGCTGCGCTATATCGTTCAACAGAACCATCATAGACTGCTGCAAGTTCCTTTGCTTTCAGCCTGATCTCTTCTTCAACAGAGGATTGAAAGCGTGTCAGCACAACGCGCTGATAGGCATCCTGAGCAATCGTTCCAAAACCCTTTGGAGTTTCATATGCCTTTGGCGCACCAGTGGCAGGATCAATAGCAAGGATTGTTTCTTTAGAAACAGATGCAGCCTGTTCCGTTCCAAACTGTTCAGCTTTCTTTGCGCCTTCGCGAAAGAACCGATCTGCCATATTATCTGCGGCAGAAGAAACAGCTTGAGCAATAGCTTGCGATCCATTGCTGCTTGGAACTGGACTAGCAAGTCTAGCCACACCAATTGCACCAATTGAGTATGTACGATCTTCACGAATTACAGGCATTGATTAGACCCTATCTAGAGAAATAAGTAGGTCGAGGGGGTGGAGCGGAGGATGCTCTTGATGAAGAAGCGGCGGGTGTACGGATTTGATTGTACTGATACAAGCCACCAGCAACAGTAGAGAATGCACCAATCATAGATGATACAGCAGCAGCCTGACCTTCTGAACGAATAGCAGCAGCACGTTGAACGCCTTCAGCCGTAGCTGACAATGATTCAGCCTGCATCTTACGAGAGTTAAGATCAGCCATTGTTGCAACACGCTTTACATCTTCACCAGTAATCTCTTTCTGTCTGCTTAGGAAGTTAGCAACAGAACGATCCTGACCGCCAACATCACGACCAGCAGCAGCAAATGAAGCAATGTTTGATGAAAGATTCTGGCGGTACATCTCCAAGCGATCATTGCTGCGTTGAGATGCTTCAGCCATATAGAGTTGACGTTCTGTTTCAATATTGAAACCATTCAGGCGTCCTTGAAACTCTGCTTGCCAAGAATCAAAGGCAGCAGTTTTCGACGCACCAATTCCACCAGCAACTTGAGCGCCAGCGGAGACAGCCGTTGCGGCAAGCATGAGGAACTGGATCATTAGATTATTAACTCCGCAATAAGGCCGTTAACTTGAAGCGGCAGTGGATGGGCTTGAGTAATCGTAATCTCAGGATCACGACCATATCCATTCAGTCGAAACTCTCTTTTGCCAGTAATGGAATCAGTTGTCACAAGAGGGCGACCATTAACGCTCACAGAACGGCACTGACGTAAATCAAGAACCACAGACGATACAGATCGAATATCGCCTGTCACTGGACCAGTAGGAACGTTTGCATCAATGGGATTAGTCTTAATCTCAATGTCAAATGGAGTTCCAACATAGAACGTTGAGTATCCGCTAAACGCAGACACATTGACAGATCCACTAGCAACAACCTGAGTCCCAAGATAGTCCTGATGTCCAGTCGTTGTAGACACTCCAGTTATATGAACTGTCGATCCATTAGCAAAAATGTTTGTCATGCTGATGGTAGGACCAGCGCCAGAAGTGTAGTTATCTAAACCAACACCACCAGTGAACTCGCATAGTTGCAAGAAACCTCCAGACCAAACGCTTCCAAAAAGCCGATCATCAATGCCAACAACACTTGCAAACTGACCAAGGTTGGATTCCCACTTAGACCAGCCAGCACGTTTTTCAGCGCGGTTAGATCCAAAGACAGAAATAAATCCAGACTTGTTGACAACAATAGCAAGTGACTCTGCTTCATTAAATGCACCATGAACAACGTCCATATCAATTGGATTGTTCAAAAGATGAGAAGCAACAGTAGATACGCCAACAGAAGCATAAGCATCTTCAGCGTCAGTGTAGAGATATTCACGCATGACGTTTCCGCCAGTTTGAATAAACAAAGTAGCGCCATCAAATGCGTGAGGTGGAACAAACTCACTTCCATAAGGAGTTTGCTTTTTGATCTGAGCATTGGTCGGTGTGATGGTTTGATTTAGAAAGGCTGGAACATAGAACTCAGATGAGTCGGTGAACACCTGTAGATCACGATTTGAAACAATGTAACGGATTTCGTTTACATCACCCGTTGCGGCAACAATATCAAACGAATCGGAATCAGCAGCATTGCCAATATCAAAATTGAAATACTGACCAATCTTGCTGAACCAGATCGTATCTGGCTGATCAATCGTTCCGCCAAATACAAGTCGGCTTTCATGGAATGCAACAGCGGCAGGATATCCACGACGAGCGGAGAAGGATTGCTCACTCCAGTTATCAGTTGGGGCATGAGTTACGATCTTAACCAAACCACCACCATCTGTAGATGATGTGGCGGCAGCAGCAGCAGTGATTGTGTAAGTGTTGATATCAATGATAGTACCAATGGTTCTAGCGCCATTGATCTGTGCTGCGGTAATACCACCAACAGCAGAAGCGCCTTCAATAGTAATTGACTCGCCACCAGCAAAGCCATGATTGATATGAGTTATTTCAACTGTAGTGCTAGTGTCGATAGTGCGCAGAGGATTGATAATCGTCAGTCTTTGACGAAGGGTTCCAATAATATTTCCAGTTGCTTGCGTTGAGGACTGAACGCTTGTGATCGTGATTTCTGTATCAACATAACGGATTGTTACGCCAACGTGCAGGGAACTAAGATAGTTTCCAGCAGTTTGTGTTCCAGTAGTGTCAAAATAAGGCTGGCTTGTCGTAAAGGTTATGCCAGTGCCAGTAGTTGCGCTTGGATCTAAAGTAACAGAGTGAGGATGAAACGAAGAGTATGGCTGATAGATTTGTTTATTATCAGCACGAACATCAAAGCTATATGGAGTAATCTCAAACGTAGTTAAGCTTGTTCGGATCAGCATCCTTGGCATGAACAAGGGATGGCAAATGAACATCACATCGCCATACTGAGAAACAGTATATTGATGAAGGTAATCATCATCAAATGGCAAGGCGTTTGAGTTTGTGTCTTGAGTAAGCGTCGAGACAAGAGTGAGGCTAGATGCCAAGACCCTAAAGCAGCGAACCTGTGCGTTCTCAATAGAGATAATGTATTGCTCGTCTTCAGAGAAAACAAACTGAACAAGGTGAGACTGAAGAATTTTAGAATTATCAAATGTAATTCCAGACAATCGAGCCTTAAACTTCATGCCACGGCGCTTAACAACAGAGCCTTCAGACATGATTGTCATGTTCTTAATGCTTTGCGCTGAAGCATTATAGATGGGACTATCAGTCCTCATCATTGCAGAACGGCTTATCTCGCCATACTGAAAGCTACTGATGGGAACTCTGATCTTCCGCATTAGCTGCGCCTTTGTGCAATAAACCTCGACGTATTAAGCTTGCGCGTAGTTTGCTGTTGAGAGTCAAGACGCCGCGCTTGCATCATATAAACATTGGCCTTCTGTTCCATCAGAGAAGCCAAAGAGGCATCACGAGCAACAGACACAGCCAATACAGCAGCCATAGAAAACTCTACTGCAATCGTAAAGTAAGGAGGCCAGTTAGCTTCAACGGCACGAAAGATAAAGTCAGCAATCACCACATCATTAGGCACGGCATTGCAGTAAGCCTTATCGCCATAGATGTCATACTCAATTGGAAAGTCACTGACTGTGATTGCGTTCAACATTAGCATCGTTGATGGAAGCTGATATGCAGCATCAAATCGACCAGTTGGTGCAGTAGAAAGCCGAGTTAGAATTGATTGGTTGGTGGCGAAGCGCCAGCGAGTGTTGGTAAGGGAAGCCCGCGCAACATCCTCATACATTGCATCGCAGACATCAGACTCAACAGTTCCATCTGAGAAAGATGAAATAGGTGAACCGCCCATTAGGACGGAGGCACGGGAACATATTTTGATTTCTGTATTTGCGGGCATATGGGGTTAGGGGGACCGAAGCCCCCCTCTCCTTTCTTAGTCGCTATCGGTGGCGGTGATAGTCACGCCATCGGTAACGTCCACAACAGTGCCAGAGTTGGCGTTGACATAGAGTTGCGAGATCACTGGAGTACCGCCAGTGGACGAAACGCAAAGGATTACGTCATTCAAACGAAGCATATTTGCTGCTGCGTTAAAGTAACCAGCGGTGTTCACATCAGCCACAGCATCAGCTGTGGAGTAGTGAAACAAGGAACCGCTGGACGAGCCAGCAAGGCGGGTCAAAGAATCTGAAGTATAAGCCATGTCTGATTCTCCTGATTAGTTGTTGTCGAGGAGTTCGTAGATGCCATTGCTATCAATAGCAATTGCGCCCATCGACATCATCGAAGTTGTGAGGTGCGAGACTTTCTCAGGCACATAGTTCACCTCAGTGCTGACATCAGCGTTAATGCCAAGGCCAACAGCCGAAGTGTGGTAAGCAAGGTTCTTACCAGCAACGACAGCCGAAGTTGAGAAGATCTTGAAGCCCAAGAACTCCTTCATCGTCATGCCGCCAGCGAAGGGCAGATTCTGTGGGCCAACATAATCCGAAGAAGCAAACTCGGTAATGTTGAACAGGTCTGCAAAACCCTTGGGGTGCATAGCGATATAACGCTGACCATCTTCTGGAATGTCGGCTGTGCCGAACAATTCAAAGAGAGTCAACATATCAGCTTTATCAACAGCAGCACCAGTCGAGTTGACTTGCGTTGCGTTTGCGCCAGCGTCCATAGCAGTCGTCAGGATTTCGTCCGTCTTACGGCCCAGAGCAGCAGCAGCCGATTGGGCTACAGCTTGACGCTCGTTGATGTTGATCTTCAATTCATCAAGCGAGTCGATGTATTCAGCAGCGTAGAAATTATTCATCGTTGCTTCAACATAGGTGTGCGCCAACTCCATAGGAGTGACCATACCATTGCGAGATTTGGTGGATGCAGAACCTGCACCGATTTTCTGAAAACGAGCAGACGAACCAGTTACATTGGTCGTGCGAACAGTGTTCCGTAGCTTGGAACCCATGCGCTGATACGCCATGTGAACTTCGGTTTCGAACTGCTTGATGAAAGCTTGGTCAATTGTGTTTGCCATTTTCAAGGTCCATATGAGATTGCGGTTGGACGGGTATCCGCCTTCTCACTTCGTAGAGGGTGTCCTTGCGGGCCTCTCAGTGCAGCACGGGCCGTGATAAAGAACCATCAACATATTTTGCATCATGGTCGCAACGCACAAAATGAACAGACGATTGTTTATTCTTTGGATCGTAAACAATATCTGCTGGAACGAATCCCAAATGCAACAGCCACTGATGAACCATATGATTCTCAGACCAGACTGTAGATCTAAGTTCACCATGAAAGCTATGATAGAAGTCCATAAGCTTTCGAGATGCCCGCGCAAAAGTAATCCAATTTCTGCGTAAGTCCTTGCTGAACACAGCCCAAATCAAAGCATGATCTGCAAAGAGAGCAGCGCCAGTAATTGCAACTGGCCTGCCATCCTTCAAGACTGTGAAAGCAAATGGGTCGCTCACAACGTTGATAAGAGCATCGGTCAGGGAGATATTATAGAACTCCCTGAACTCGCGCTCACTCTCAGGACTGATGTTATCCACAAATGGCTTGATGTGATCCTCGTGAAGATCAACAAGAATCAGGCCGCGCTCCTGAATGTGGATCTCAACCATAAATCTTTTTGAACCCCGCATCGACTTTCTTTACGAAGTCAGCATCACGCTTAGACGCATTCCAGTAACGCTCATCGCGCATCATCTCTTTCAGGTCGGCTTCGCTCGAACCGCCAGCGGAGTTTGCTTGATTCGTAAACGAACCATCCTTCATGGATTCCATGATAACCTCCAAGGCCATAATGCCTTCTGCGCTTTCACATAGGCGTTCAATTGCTGGAAGCGTTTCCTTGGGAAAGAACTTCATCGCAAACATGGATGCAGCATCAATCCGCTGATTCGCGCCATCGCCAAGTTTGACACGTTCAGCATCAAGATCTGGACCTTGAGGCATAGAGTTTTTGTAGATCTCAATGCCTTTGGCAAACTCTTCTTGAGAGTAACCATTCTCAAAGGAATGATCTGCCCACCACTTTAGAAGATCACTGTTCAGAGATTCTTCTGAGTTTACAAACTCTGGCAATTCATACTCGCCAGAAGATGCAGGGCGATCCTTAAAGGCTTCAGCCTGAAGTTCATCAACGATCTTCTTTCGATAGTCTTCTTCTTTAGTACCAAGTTTGCTTTCCAATTCCTTGTAGGCTTTGGCAAGCTCCTCTGGAGACTTATACTTTTCTGGAAGCCACTCTGGACGCTGAGAGCCATCAGTGGTTGGAGTAACTGTGGATTCAGTAACTGGTGCAGTTACTGGTGCAGTTGTCGATTCAGTTGTTGCCTGAGCCTGTGGTTCAGAACCACCTTGGGCCAAAAGAGATACGTTCATTGTTTGCTCCTGTGCGCGTGTGAGATGCGTCTTTCGATAAGGCCAACGAGATATCGCTGACCTTCAATGTGACGTAGTTCTTCAGTGCTGATGTTGGGACCACATACCGATTCAATCGTAATGGACCGCAAATAACGAAGTGTTTCTTTCCCCGCTGGAGAAGAAAACACTTCTGCAATGTAGGCGCTAATCTGCTTGTCTTCCGCTTGCTCTCGCGGAATGCTGTCAATTCCAATGTTAATCCTAGACTGGTTGACCGCCAACTTGCGCTCCCATTTGCTGTTGCTGTTGCTGCTGTTGCGCCATTTGCTGCGCTATTGCAGCTATCTGTTTACGCTGCTCTTGACTGCGAATCAAGCTTTCTGGAACGCCAAACTTCTTAGCCAAGTGAACAGCCGTTGCTTCAGAGTCAATTAAAAGCTGAAGCATCTCTGGGCCAAACGTTCCGCCAACAAGTTGTAGATAACGCGCAACGCTGGAGATATCTTGATTGGCTTGAGCCTGAGCCAATGGAGAGATGGATCGAACCTTTACCTCACGACCATTGACTGTTGGAACCTCAATGCGTCCTTGCTTCTTCAAGATATAGATCACGCGCTGAAGAACTGGCTGAACCAATTCGGCCTGAAGGCGACCAAATGCAGATCCAATACGACGAGAAAGATCAGCCATACGTTCAGCAACTTCAGTCGCCGTGGCTGGAGTCTTGTCTGGATTTCCAAGCATATCGTTATAAAGCGCCCGCTTAATGTTGAGACGCATATCGCTTAGGATAAGCTGCGCGACATCAAAGCGACCAGCAGCATTGATAGGCTGCAAGCCTTGGCTTCCCATTGCTTTTGGAATGATAGTTCCTGGGACTAAACGTATAGTATCGGGGTTAATAACCCCATCATCTTCCATCTGATAGATACCACTAATAGACATCTGTGCATTTTCAAGCACAAGTTCTATGGTTAGGTTAGTGGTTTTGATGGCAGATAGAGCATTGAGAAGTGGGCCGCGACCATAGACTTCACCAGCGCACTTAGACCAACGAAAACAAATAAATGGATTAGAGCCAACGCCCTTCATCTGTTTCTTGTGTAGAACAGTTTCAGTCTCCATGCAGATTGCATAGTGATAGTAACCCTCTTCATTACGAAGATCGTAATCACGGCACACTACCTCAAGAACAGTTGTTGTGTCGTCATTGTTCATGCGGCGAGTAACCTTTTCGTCAAAGGTTCCCTTTGGATACAGAATCTTTAGATCAGCAAATCGAATCTTCTTGCGCTCACGAAACACATGGTCGATCCGATCATCAGGTCCAGTATCAAGAACCACATGAGGCAATGGGATTGCTGAGAAGATGACAGGGTTTAGTGCGTCACCTTCTTCAACGGCAAGGATTCCAGTTCCAACAGCCAAGTCCATAAACGATTCGTGGACTTCCTGATTGAAGTTGGAAGACTGAAGAATCTCAAAGACATATTCGGTGACTTCATCAAGATCTTTATCAACAGCTTCGCGTTGATCCTTCGGAACCTCGCTGCCAGAAACAAGATCTGCCCAACGAGCGAAGTTTGGAACAAGGCCGCTTTGAAGGCGACTTGCAAACTCTTGAACGCCAACGACAGCAGTCTCATCAAAGATCTTATCATCTCGACGCTGACCAGCCTCTTCGTAATAAAAGGATTCACGCTGAGGCAAAGCATACTCATAGCATTCCTCAAACAGCGGAACCCAATTCTCACGAAAAGCTTTAGCCTTGAGATAACGCTCAAGATATTTCTTTGCCAATGGATCTTTCATTACGAGAACCTACCCAAGAAACCAGCGCCCGATGAAGAGAAGAGAGAGCGACGACCAGCGCCACCCTGCATACCGCGACGAACATTTGATGCGCTGATTGCTTCAGAAATATCGCCAGCCTTAGCTTCTGCAAGACGATCTGCTTCTTTGCGGGCCGCATCTTCTGCCGCCTTTCGCTGCGCCGCTGATGCGGCAGCTTGCTGTTCTTGCGCTGTCTTAGCAGCTTGCTGCTCGGCAGCACTTGGACCAAAGCACATGATATCCTCCTATGTTTCCTATTGGATAAACACTAATGCCAACAAGCATCAATGCACAAACTACATTCTAGACCATAGACCTTGACGCCGCTTTTGTTTCTGATGCCGTTCAAACACATTAAACTCACTCTTAGCAACAGTTACCTGTGCTGGCTTCTGAGAGTTCATCAATGCACGACCCTCACCAGCGCCGAGAAGAAGATACTGTAAAGCGTCATGAACGTGGCTATACATATTCTTGTCTGGCTTATCAGAGTATCTCTCACCAGAAACTTCCATGCGCTTGTAAGAGTATCCACCCTCAAAGCCTTTGATTAGCGTTGAGCATCTGCGATCAATGAGAAAGGCGGGCTTGCCTTCAACCATCTTGGTAAGCTGAGAAGAGACAGCCTCAATCCGCAAGTCTGGAGAGTTAGATGGCGCGGGAAATGCACGAAGGCCAGCGCCACGAAGAATATGGAACGGAGTTGATTCATCTGTCTGCGCTCTGAAGTCACCAGCGGGATCACCATAGATGATCACTTCACTTGCCGCAGGGAAACGAATCGCCAGTTCATTCCTTAGCACTTCGGCAAATCGAACAATGCCCATATCAATAGCAACGATCTCTGACTGAATCAGCCAACGACCGCGAACCTTCTGCGCTATTGCAGCAGCGGGCGTCAAACCAAAGTCCAAGCCAACATAGACTGGAAGGCCAGCAGCAATTGGTATCTCTTCACTGGCAACATGGATGTCTGGGGCGAACATAGAATACACTGGCTTCCCATCCTGAATAGATCCAAGCCTGTTCATAACGTAGACATCAATCCAACTCTTGGTCTTACCTTGAATCAAGTTTGGATAATAACTCTTCATCATGTTCTTGCAGTTTTCAGCAGCAGGATTTGGAACGTAGGATTGGATTGATCCCTCTTCGTCCTTCACCTCAGTCATGCCAGCGGGCTGCGTAAAGAACTTCCAATTGGTTGGCTTGACCAACATCTTGGCTTGTTCTTTGGGAATGTGATCTGGGATTGGAACCTCACCAGACATAATAGGCCACCAGTGATCTTCTTCTGGCGCGTTTGTATCTGCAATAACTCCAGTCCATGATGGTCCGCCATCACGCATAGAAGGGTATCGACCAACACGCATAGTACACGCATCAATGATACTCTTTGGAATCTCACGCGCCTCGTTGATCCAGATGCCAGTAAGTTCCAGAGAGAGAAGCTTCTTAACATCTTCAGGTCGGTCCAATGCTAAGAACATAACCTCAAGATCAATGTCACCCTTCTTGATATGATGGGTGTAAGGAACCGACCAGATAAACTTTCCCCACTCGTTCTCAGGAAACCAGTCAAGCCAAGTCTTGATAGTCGTGGTTCTTAGCTGTGGATTTGTATTTCGGATGATGGCCCACCGACTCTTGCGGATTCCATCAGCACCCTTCTGCTGAAGAAGAGCGCGACGAAAGACTTCAATACAGCAACCCGCTGACTTACCAGATCCAACTGGCCCACGAATCCCTCTGAAGAACGTATCGTCCTTCATAAAAGTCTTGAGGACTTCGCCATCAGGTTTGTATTTGAAGTCGATCATCGCAACCCTTTATCAACACCAAAGCGGATCATGCGTTCTGCAATCTCTGGGCCAAGGCTCTCAATGAGTTTGTCGCACTCAATGTTCGTAGCGAAGTCTTTAGGGACATGAACAAGATGAACCTTCCGCACGATCCCGCGAAGAAGGTTCAAATCTTGCTCTGCTAGGGAAGAAAGAAAACTCATTTTCCCTTGGGCTTTGGCTTTGCCATAGGTTTCGTCATTGGCTTTGGCATCGCCTTCATAATAGCCTTGCCACCTTTTTTCATATTAGCCATCTCGGTATTTCCTTACTTTGTTTGCGATTGACTTGGGTTGTTTACTTACTTGCTTTCCAGCCCTTACAGCAGCCCGCTTCGCAGCAGTTGTGCGGGCATACTCATCCGAAGTTAAACTCTCAATTGCTTCCTCTGGCAAGTATCTCTCGCCTGTCGCATCATCGCCTTGCGTAGAAGGTTTACCACTTTTGGTTCTCCACTTCTGCGCGGTCCATCGACGTAAACTCTTCTGTGTCTCTTTCACGATGTGTACCCACCACCCTTGGCCTTGTACTGCTTCGCCAGCATCTGTGCCTTACGCGCACTCCACTGACCAGCGCCACCACCCTTATCATCCGCCTTAATGCGTTTGAACAAAGTCTTTCTCATCTCTGGCTTGGTATAGTTACCAGCCTCATTCACCTTGGACTTCATGATCCACCCATAATAAATGGCATCAGCAAACTGCGAGTCTGAGCAGTCGAACGATTGGCATACACTGGCATATCACGCGCAATAGGCGTTCCAGTAGGAAGAGCCTGAAGAGGACCGAAGTCCTGCTTCTCATACTTAATCTCTGTCGGAGCAATTGATGGAGCATTGAAACACATCTGACTAATCCTTCTTCGCTTTTAAACGGCGGCTAATCGCACGAGCCTTGGCACGAGCATCATCCTTACTACTTGCACCCCATGCCTTTAGGCTGAGAAGAAGACGAGTGGGCTTTCCCTTATCATCACGCTCAGGACCAGCCATGTTCCCCATCCTAGCCAAGAAACTAGCCCGCCTCGGATTGTCCCCCGACTTCACTGGAGGCTTGAGGTTGCCCCCCGTCTCCCGATTGTAACTCGCTCTTCCCTCGGCGTTTAACCCGCCGCTTGGGTTCTTGCCCGCCTTCCGCTGCCACGCTGGACTCTTTGCCATGCTTCATCCCCACTTTAGCCTTAGAACTGTCACCAAAAGGCTGAACCTCTGGAACCTTATTCCCAAACCGACCAGCCATCATTACCGCAACCCTCATACCATATCCTTTTCAATAGCGAACCTTTTTGAGGAAAAATACGAGTGATGGACTATTACAGCAACTATCATGTCCACTTTTCCCCCCACCCCCCATGCCTAACAGAACCCAACCAAGTGAACGGCTAGAGAATTAACCAAGGTCTATGTGAACTCGTATGTCACCAGCCACCTGTACCTGCGCTCTGTCTATCGGTTTAAACCCTGCGCGATCCAAGATATCCTTAGCCGCTTCGAGCTGAACATACTCACTCTTAGCAGTCTTTGCGAGACCAGCAACCTTACCTACAGCCATCGCAGCGTGCATACTAAACGCCTCAGCAGTCTGCTGCATCAGATATTGCTGCACATGGGATGTCTTCATTGCTTTCCACGCAGTCACTCTTCCGCTGTTCCCTTCGGAGTAGCCTGCTTCTTGCGATGCCTTTGTCAGGTTACCACCATTTGCAACATACGCTTCAACGAGAGCCTTCTGTCTTGCAGTTAGCTTACGCTTCTCAGGCACATTACTCATCTATGAAGCCCCCCCTGTATCCCCCCCATTAAGGATCATCTGAAATACCTGTCAACTCACAATACCGATTGTTACAGAAGAAGTGATGGGCCATTCCGCCCTGTCGTCACCTGTCTCTAGCCCAGCGTCTGTTGTGGGCGGAACCCTGCCCCCCATGAACGGAGCCTCTATAGTGCGAGTCTCCGCCCTTACGGGTGGGGACCAGTTGTCCAAGGGGGATACACTCCTTGCTGATTCACTGCGGCATAAAGACAGAGCCTAACCCTACCTTTCTGTTGCGTCACAACCCGTATTGAACCAGCCGTCTATACCCTGCATCAGATGCTGTTGGCGCGGCACAGCCATCCAATCCCCACCTGTGATATCACGATACTGCATCCAAGGTGACGGTCTTCTATGGACTGTCTTCAGCCTCCATCTGCCCGCACTTACCCAGCATTCGCCCAGTCTTTCGCGTCATATGCCTGTCCGCCGCAGCAGTCCCTTGATCCCCGCAGTCACGTCGAGCCTTCACCCAACCATTCCATCTTTCCATTCACCACCTGTTCACTCAC